TACCACTTGCGTATGTACCTGTCACTGATGTTTTCAAATCAATATAAACACCATGTCCTATAGTGGCATCTTTTAAATTTCTTAAATCTATTTTAACTAATTTTGTAGTAGTCCCTTCAGAAATTAGTACGTAGATAAAACTTTCTAAAGACATAGCACCTATAATTTTAGCACCTGTAAATGTCCATTTAGACCAAGCGTTTTGTACTTTCTCGCCACCATCAAAGAAATACTTATAGATGTACATAGTGTCTGCATCTGTAGAAGACGCAGTGCCACTGAAAGGTGCTGTTTGAGTATCACCTGTAGCTGAAGTTAAAAATATTAATGTATCTTCTGTTGTATTAGATACAATTTGATAACAGTTACTTGGTATTAAGTTTCCTACTGAAACAGTAATATCCATACCATCATTTGTTAAGGTATCATCATCAGCAAAGTATTCTCTTATTGCTGTACCTGAAGTTCTTGCTTGTGCAAAATATGCAAACTTACCTGCTGATACTGGAGTAACTTTATCATCATGTTCAAATGAAGATACTTCATTAAGTATAGCTGAAGTCGGTGAAATACTTTCCCCAGAACTATCTAATTTATATTGTGCTGTATCAGAAAATAATAATAAACTTTCATTAAATCCTACAGAGTTTTTAAGTGTGTTAACTTGTGTACCACTAGCCGCTATATCAATAGGGTCAGTGTCTAAAACTTGTGTAGAAGTTGTTGCAAAGTAATTAAAGAAAGAAGCATTTTCTGTTAATACTAAATTCTCTCCTGATAAAATACCTAATCTATTTTTGTAATAAGTTAAGTTATTAATTTTTCTGCCAATAAATGTAGGGTTAGGGTTACTGTCTGCATCACCACACACTCTGTCAGTCCATGCTAATTCTTGAAATGTAAATGTACCATCATTATTATTAATTAATGCGTGAGGCATTGTAGAGTTTGTAACTCCTAGTGATGTTGCAGGTGCTAGTGTTTCATTCCATACACCTGATTTACCTGAAAATTTTACATAGTAATCTGATAGTTCATCACCTTCTTCACCAGTTATTTTCATAATCACACCTGTTTTTGCGTAGAAAGGTAGTTTACTAAAATCTTGTATCTCATCTCTGATTGCATACATGGCTGTATTACCAGAACCATCTGAAGTAGTTATAGTATAAGCCGCATTGCCATCAGTAGGTTTTCCATAAATTACACTGTCAAATTCTTCAAATGTAAAATGAGAAGTAAAACCAGAATAATTAGATAATCCTTGTGATGTAGATACTGATGAACCAGTAGAAGTGTTGACAACTTTAAAACCAATACCGTTTGCAGCACTATCCCAATGTGTACTTGAAGTACCTTTTAAAAGTATGTCTGTAATTTTATTAGTATCTCTAAATTTTGCATCTGTAGCCGCATCATTACCAGTAGGTAATTGAAAGATAACTTCTAGTTCTTGTGCCATTGAAGGGTGTTTCAATGCTACTTTATATTCTCTACCGTAGTTTGTTAATTTACAAACAATTAAAAACTCTTCTACTTTAGCCGCAGACGTAGTGCTGTCTTCTGTAACTGTTGTATTTGTATTAGCAATAAAAGTGTAATCTGCAACATTAACTAATTTAAAATTCTCTCTAGGATTAGTTGAAGTTAAATAACTTGAACCACTTGCAATAGTAACTGTTTTTTCATTACCTGCTAAATCAAATACTTTAATACCACCGTTGAATAAAGCCACAATGTACTGATTAGAAGCATCTCTTTGTATTGACCAAAATTTTGTTTTATTAGAATAAATATTAGAACTATCTAATGTTGCTATATAATCTAAAGGGGGTCTTTTAGCTAAACCATCAACTAAACCGTTTTGTAGATTTATTTGGTCTTCGCCCTGATTAATACCTCTTTGAGTAGGTGTCTGTTGAGACATACCGTTCAAAAAGTTAGGGATTGATTGCGATACTACGCTTCCCATTAGTAAGTCCTACGAGGTGTTCTATTGATTATAGAAAATGTATTCTGGTCTCCATTAAGCATGTTTGCGTCAGCCTCTTGGCTATCTGCTTGATGAAATGCCATTAGAGCTTCATTTTCATCTTGACCAATTAATTGTGTAATTTCTTTATCACCTATAAATCTTGAGGCAAATCTTCTTGCCGCTTTCATTGTAATATATTGTCTAGCGTATTCAGGACAGTGTGACAGTTGTTGTACTAAAACCAAATCAACACTTGCAGGTGCTGAAGTAAAGATGTCTGTGTGATTATCCATATCATATAAATAGCCGTTTCTAATTGTGTAGTTTAAATATCTGTAAGAGTGGTTTGCGTCTGCTTTCACGCAGTTTGAAGGAAGGGGTACTTTACCATTACTGTCTAATGATAAAGAGTTATAATTTATGTGTGTGTTGAAATTCCACCCTTGAGATTGAATGGACATTGAAGTTTCGTTAAGAATATTTATAGCTGTTGATACATCTACTGTAGTAGTTCCTGTAATTGAGTTAACAGGTGCTTCTCCAATCGTACTCAACATAATGTTGACCGACTGCAATTCTGTAGTAGGTGTAATTTGTGTTGCCATATATCCTTTAAGTTAAATTTTGTGAAAGAACACTGGGCGGATTGTCAGTGTTAATCTCCGCCCAATGTAAATAAAGAGGGACTATGCCGCTTCTTTAATTCCGACTGCCGCTTCTGGTCTTAATACACCATGACCCATGCTGTATTTAGCAACCATTAACGTACCTTGTCTTCTGATGTCGTACTCTTTTTCAACAGCTAAATCCATTAGCTTAACAGTTCCGACTGCTGAAGGGTGCGATACAAGAGCAACAAAGTTAGTTAGGTTAACTGCTTGAGGAGTTGAACCTGCGTTTGTTGCTGAACCTGCGTCTGCACCTGAAGTAACATTAGAAGATACAAAATGAGGAACTGGTACTAATTCAATTCCTGCAATTTTTGCAACTTTTCCTGATGCAACACCACCATTAGCTCCACCACTGAAGTCAACATTGACTGCATTTGTAGCGTTTGCTAATTTGTAGTATTCTTCAAGTCTCATAAAGCATTTTCTGCCTTCTGAGGGAACGTAGTTTGCATCAAGTTCTTTAGCCGCCGCAAAGATAGCATCTATCATTGCATTAGCCGCAGTAGCATCTGTTGAAGATGCGATACCTGTGTTTATTACGTTAGTTGTAGCGTCTCCACCAGTTACGTTTGCACTGGCTAGAGTTGCTTGACCGATTGTTTGTAAGATGTGTTTATCTTTTTGAAAAGATAATGCTCTACCCATTTCAGTAGAGTACGCTGACCTTACGTCCCAATGGTTTTTTGCTTCTTCGATATTCGATACGAATACTGAAGATATTAGAAGGTCATTAATTGTAATAACCTTTTCTGCTGAGTTAACTGCGTCACCTAATATTTCAGCTCCAACTGCGTGATACGCCGCACCTATTCTTCCCATTACTGGAAAAGATGCAGATTTGCCGTTACTGATACTTCTTACCATATCAGCACCTTGTGTTTTTGAAGCTCTGTCAAATGAAGTAATTACTTCACCTGCGAATACTTTTAAAAACAGGGCATCATCACGAGTAGAACCACTATTAGCATTTCCGAATTTAACTGGACTTGCGTTTGACATGTGATTGTCTCCTTTATTGATGTTAGTTTATAAAAGCCTCTTCAATAAGTTATTTAGTCAAGATTGTCCCTCGCAAGGGGTCAAGTTATTTGGCTAATTAAAGTTGGCAGTTGCCACGCATAAGCGTTGCACAACTATTTTTTATGTTGTCTTTTTCTTTTTAGGAAATCCTGCTTTCATATTTTTATATGCTTTAGCGGATACCGTACTTTTACTTTTTGGTCTTGATGTACCAGATTTTTTTCTAGCGTTCATATTTCTATAAAGGCTCATATTATAACTCCGATTTACTTAGTTTTTCTTGAACCATGTTTTGATAAGCAGGGTCTTTTTGATACCTGTCATCACCCATAGCGGCTGTAACTTCAGCCCAAGATTTATAACCACCTTGTCCTGTAATTGTAGCTTTACCTTCTACAAGACTTGGCTCATTGCCGTTAGCATTTTCAAACTTGGCTTTTAAACCTACAACGGCTAACTTTGCAGTTTCTATATCTTTAGAATTAACTGCTGTATTGTAAGCTGTCTTCTCTTGTTCAGACATGTTTTCTGCCGCCCATTCAGACATTTCTGTGTAAGCATCTGCTCCACCTACTATGTCTTTAATAGATGTTGTCTGTTGGTCTGCAACTGCTTTTTGACCTTCGATAAACTGGTTTACATATTCTTTAGGTATACCTGCTTTTTCTAAAGCCTCGTATGACTTAGCATCTAATTCACCTTTTTCAGCATATTCAGAAGACAGGTTTTCCATGTTAAGCCCTGCACTCTCAACTGCTTTTTCAGCAATATCTAAATCATTTTTGGGAGCATCTGTTTTAGGTGCTTCCGTATTGTCACCAAGTTTCTTTTCTAATTCCTGATATGACTTTGCTAAATCTTCAACGCTGTTGAATTTTTCAGGTAAGCCTTCAGGTTTACTTTGTGTAACATTTTCTTCTACAGGTTTTTCACTTGTAGTTTCTGATTGTTTTATCTCTACTGTTTCTACCATTGTTTCCTTTTATTATTGTGGCTTAGTAAGATTACCTGCAACTTGAGGGATAGCTTTTTCAGCCATCTGCATCATTTGTTGTTGCTGTGCTTGTTCTTCTTGTGCCGCTTGTTCTTCCGCTAGTTGTTCTTGAGATTTTAATAAACCGTCAGTATCAATACCAAGACCGATAGCTATACGTTTAATTAAATCATCTGGGTTTAGTGCCTGAACAACTTGTGGATTTATTTGTGCTAAGTTTCCTATCTCTGCAACAAATTCTCTTAATTTTTGTAAATCATTTCCTCTACCTAATGCCTCAATACCAGTAATAATAGTTGGCTGAACCGTGCCTTTAGGTAATGTTGGAATTTCTTTAGCTGTTTCCATTCTTTTCATTAATATTGAAACTAATGGTAGCTGAAACTCTTGTGATAATAGTGAATATATACCACCCATAGCAGTCTCTAATTGTTCTGCCATGTATCTAATTTCTTGTGCAGTAACTCTTTCTGCATCTCTTTGTATTGCTGTGTGTAATAAGAAAGCATAAGACATTCTCTCTTCTAATTTGGCAATACTTCTTTCAACTACTTGTAAATCATATTGTTTCTGTGCCTGTAATACAGTTACATCTTCTGCACTTCCAGTAATAATGTCACCATTTCTAGTCATAGCTAAATCTTTTTTTCTAGTAACAGAGTTAGGTCTAACCATAAATACTACTTTAGATGAAGCCGCCGCACTTTCTACAAGTGCTTGAGACAGACCTTCTAATGATTTTAAATCCCCTAAAAATTCTTCTACATAACTTCTTCCATAATCTTCATTGTCAACTCTTACCATTCTCAATGCTTGATAAGGCATTCTTTCATTTTTAAATGTACCAATACTTTCAGGTATTTTAATTCCGTTTACTTCTTGGCAAACATAAAATTCATTATCATTTAATTTATAAACATGGGTATATAATTCTATATCTTCATCTGATTTATAATCAGGGTTAGCAATTACTTGTGCTGACACATCTTTACCCAAAGATAAAATACTTGCTTTCTCACAAATAATTATCTCTAAAATATTTCCTGAAGCATCTCTTCTAACCACGTACTGTGATAAAGGAAATACTCTCATGCTTCCTTTTTTAGGTAGGTAAGTTAATACATTACCGCCAACAATAAGATGTTTTAATGCTTCATAAACTGAAACTCTTAATGCAAGTTGTTCAATTTTACTTGATACTTCTTTTTCAATAACAGACAAAGATTTCTCAATGTCAGTTTTCATATCTTTATTTTCTTCCAGTTCTTTTTTAGCTTCACCTGCTATTTGTAATCTAAAGAATGGGGAGTTTGGTGGGAGTAAAAGTAAAAGAAGTTTACTTGCTAGGTTGTTGACACCTCTTGCACCAACTGATTGGAATGGATTGTATAGCTCACTTGAAGAAGTAAAGCCATCTGGTTTTATTAAAGAAGGAATAGTTAGTTCACTACACTCTTCTGCTCTGTCTAAATAATGTTCTCTCTCTGACTGAAGTTTAAGGTATCGTTCTTTAGCTGTATGTTGCTTCTGTAGACTACCTTCGTATTCCATTTAATTAAATGCCTGAGTTAGTAGCAATATTAAGACCTGAAGAAGTATTTAAAGAGGACGTACCTGATTTTTTAACTTTCTTCTTTTTAATGTCTAAATCTGCATCATTAGCTTTAACCAATTCAGGAGATAAATCCTGTGCTTGGTCTGCTCTAACTGGCATTGGAGCTACAGGCTGTACTGGAGCTTGAGGGACTTTTGGTGAACCACACATTATTGTTCTGACCTTTCTTTGAGAGTGTTAATAAAGTTTACTACGTCTCTTTGACCTGCTTTAAAGTAGATAGTCTTAGTATCATCTTGCAAATTAGGAGACTTTTCAGGGTAGACTTTGTTTAATAATTTAATTAAATCGTCTACCTTCAATGGTAAAACCACATCATCTGTTAAGTTTTTCATCTAAAAGAGCAGGTTTAGTCCCACAGACTGCCAGTCACAGTCCCTTTAT